TTTTAGAAAATTTTTCAACGTCACTTCTTAATAGTTCAGTAATAGAATCCGGTAGAGATTGGTACGATACAAAAGTTGAAGCTGTACGAAAAGCAAGTGACCTTTGTAGAAACGTGTTACCTGTCCCAATATATCCCCGAAAAGGCGTTGGAACTGCAAGTGCCACAGGTAATGACTACCCAGAAATAATCGTGCGTTCTACGGCAATAATTGCTTGTGCTGATCTTGTCAGACCTTTTGACAAAGAAAAAGGCGATGAACTTATGGCGATGGCTATGAATCCAGAAGGCACAGGATACTTGGACATGGTTCGCACAGGTCAAATTGCTTTATCACAAGACGAAGGACTTGCAAAACATTCTGGTATAATACGAGAAGTATCTATTAATGCAAACTCAACAGGTAGTGTAATAGACGTAAGGGGCAGACCTTCAGTTGATTGGGATGTCATTAAGATTGTTGTTAGCACAGCGGGAACTTTTACAAGTGGCTCGGCTTCTACTGTAAAATACGATACGTTTGTCAAAGATGATACAGGATTAAAGATTGATAAATCAACAAACGCAGAAGTCATTGATGGTGGCTATCAAGACGTAGGTCATGGTATGCAAGTACGTTTTTCTCCCGGTATCTATACGATAAACGATGAATGGGAACTTGAGATTAGTGGTATAGTTGATTCAAGAACAATGGCAGTCAAATACGCTGAAGCTGAAAGAATTTAATGGCGTTAAACATACAATCACCACTTTGGGCAGAATCGCATGAAATATGGACTTCTGTAACAGGGACAACTTTTGCAACAGGCACAGATGATTCAGATAGCTACGCAAACGTAGTCTATGAAAACGTAATAGAATCCTTACAAGATATTATTCGCAAAGAGTTTCAAATTCCTGTGATTGATGAACACAAAGGCAATCAATCGATTGTAATTGATCCACAAGAAGATTCATTGATTGAGTATTTTGCTTCTGGTCAATCGAGAGCGTATGAAGTAGATATTATTTATACATTAATGAAGGGTGGAGGATACAGAAGCGTTAAAACGCAATTAACAAGCACAGCAGAGCATTTAAAAAGATTAATACATAATAATTCACATTATAAGCCGTCTGGTGTTTATAAGTATCACGATGGACGTGTTGAATCTGTTAATTACGAACAAGACGAAGATAATCTTGATGTGTGGAGAGCAAACGTGTCTTTTAATTGCACAGTTACGGAAATATACACATGAAGTATAAAATTAGTAAAAAAATTCAATCATTTTCTGCAATTAACGATTGGCAAGGTCTTGGAAAAGAAGTTGCTGAAAAGTTAGAAGATGGTCAAGATGTAGAAATTAAGAATCCACCAAAACATTTAGTTGATGGCGGGTACATCATAAAAAAGAAAAAGGAAACTAAATAATGGCAACATTAGACAAGACAGTCTATTCCGGAAAACAATTTGAATCTTATGTTTCAATACAATCAGATGCTTTAGGCACAAATGATGTATCCGGTACGCTGTATAAAATAAGAACACCAGAAATCAATGATATTGACACTTCTGCGGGTTCAATCTTTGCTGATGCAGTACGATCTGGTCAAAGAGTACAAAGACCGACAGACCATATCGCAACATACAAAGGCGGAGTATTTAGATGGTCGTTTAGCGACTACGCAGTTGAAAACGAAGCAGCACTTCAAATGTTGCTTCAATTGGTATCTGAAGATGATAGTCCAAGCGGTACAGTAGCAATCACAGGAAATCAAGGAACAGTTGCGTATGAAGAAGGTTCTTCAACAGGTGAGTATGCGTGTGTTGTTATTTCATCACCAGATGCAGACGAAGATAAATTAATGCACAGTTCAATATTAGAAACGCTGACACTTACACTTAATCCAACAGTAAACGGGGGAAGATTGACTGCTTCTGGTACGTTTTTTAGTGGCTATCAACCTGTTATTGGAACAGAGGGCACATCACCAGACGCAACCGCTGTTGATTATACAGAAGGATTTTTTGATTGTACGACAATGAGTATTGGTGCCGATGACGTTGTAATTAATAATTTTGAAGTAACAATAAGTAACCCGGCTCAAAGAGTAGGCTACACAACAGTTAATTCAATAACTCATGAACCTTCTGCTTATATGCGTGGTGGTATGATTGAAGTGACCGGAACTTTATCAGCGTTATTAGATGATAATGTCACAGATACAATTCAAGATTTTAGAAGTGGAGCTTCTGTAAATATTAGTATTGGTGAAGGTACAAAGCTCGACTTTGATATCCCAACAGCAAAGTACACAGGTTATACACATACGAACACAGATAGTGGAGTATTTATTGACCTTCCATTTAAGGGTACTGCTGATGGTGATGGTGCATTAATAACAATAAAAGCAACATAATAATTAGGGAGGCAAACATGATTGTAAAGGTTGGTAAAAAAGAGTGGGACATAAAAGATTGTTCATACGCAGAAAGACGAGAACTGCACAAACTAAACGCAAAAGTTTGGTGGGATGGCAAGATGGATGTAGAAGCGTATTACGAGGTACTTGAAAAGGTAGGTATGATAGCCGGTTTAGGAGAAAATGACTTTAAAGATATGGATATGCCAGAAGTAGACGGAGTTCTACAAGCGGTATTTTTGGAATATCTTGGTATTGAACCGGCAAAAAAAGATTCAGGGGGTTGAGCCTTGCGGTTTGGTGTTTGCAATTTGGCACACCCGAACCACGTGATATATATAGAAGCCTCCCCTATACTGTGGCGAAGCTCCCTGTTACTTACAAGCACGATGCAGTTCGTGTAGAAACGCTCGAGGATATATGGAACATAATAGATGAAATATGTAAACCAGACGGACATTATACAGACGGACAAATTTTATATCATTCTGTTCCATTCTTTGCAGATTGCAATCTTCTCATTGAGAATTGGATGATGCAGATGATCACCGAATACAATTACGTTACGAGATTTAATGTGTCGCTTGGTGAATTAGACAACATATCAACAGACAGATTAGATTGTTTTTCGATAATAGATAAAGAAGTAAACGCTTGTATGCAAGAAAAGGCAAAAAAAGATAATGGCTGATAAGAATTTAAATATTAGAGTTAGAGCCGAAGGGGCAAAAAAAGCTAAAAGAGAATTAAAAGGCGTTGAATCTGGTCTTGCCGGACTTGGAAAAGCTGCTGTTGTAGCAAGTGCAGCTTTCTTTGGTGCAAAAATGTTAATTGCGGGTATGCAGAAATTTATAAATTTAGCTGCTGAACAAGAACTTGCAGAAAAGAAGCTATCAACTGCATTAGGCAAAACATCACAAGGACTTTTGGATCAAGCAAGTGCATTGCAACAGGTTACAACTTTTGGCGATGAAGCAATTATTAGCCAACAGGCTTTTCTTGCATCGCTTGAATTTTCAGAAGAACAAATAAAAAGAATAATTGATGCTTCAATAAATCTTTCAGCAGCAACAGGAATATCGCTTGAATCTGCTGTAAGAAACACAGCAAAGACATTTAGTGGTTTATCTGGTGAGCTTGGTGAATTAATACCACAATTAAGAAATTTAACTGCCGAGCAAATGAAAGCCGGTGACGCTGTAACATTATTATCAGATTTATTTGAAGGACAAGCGACTGCACAAACTAAAACATTAAGTGGAAGCATTGAGCAAATGAAAAACGCTGTTGGAGATGCCGGTGAAGCTATTGGTGGTTTGTTTGCACCTACTGTCATAACAGTAGCAAATAATTTAAAAAGTGCTGCAAACTTTACATCTGAATTTTTAACAGGTTTAAAAAATATTGCAGAATTTGGAACTGCTGAAGGTTTAGAAGGTGTAAAAAAACAATCAGATGCAACGACAGATGGTTTTAATGATTTAGGTAGAGGTACGGCAGAGTTAAGACGTGAATTACGCAATTTAGGTGTAGATTTAACATCAACAGAATTTAAAATTGCTTTAAAAGGCGAAGATGGAAAACCATTAAAGTTGCGAGACCAAGCTGAAGTTTTACAAGAGATGATTCCATTTGCAAAAGAGGTGCTTTCTACACAAGCAAAAACATTAGAGTTTAGATCGCTTGAAACAGGTTTACTTGAAGAAGTGTATGTCCCTAAAATGTTAGAAGTTGTAGACCATTCAAAACAAGCCGCTGAATTTGCAGCACAAACAGCAACTTCTCTTTTAACATCTGCTTTGATGGGAGATAATGTAAGCGAATCGTTAAAACGTGCTGTAATACAGTTAGGCTTAATGGTTGCACAAGCAAAAATATATCAAGCTATTATGAACGCCGGAATGTTTTCTGGTGGTGGCATAATTGGTAGTGCTGTTAAGTTCTTGTTTGGTCAATCACCTACACAAGCCTCACCTTCTCCAAATGTGACAATAAATCAAAACTTTGGTGGCATGGGTGTAATAGATAGCAATTTTGCAGCTAACTCAATAATCCCCGCAATAAACAAAGCAGTATCGACAGGTCAAGCAAGGATAACTAAATAGATGTTATCGTTTGATGCTGACCTTACTAATGCGTTAAAAAACTCAAACACAACTGCATTTTGGGTTCTTAAACTATATTATAACGATGAATCTGCTTTTATTGGCGTAAGCGACAGACATAGACAAGACGGAACAGATATTTATTATGGTATCGTTGCATCGTGGGGCGTGTATCGTCAATCATTAGACTTCTTTAACTTTACAACATCGACTGCAAATATGTCGGTTACGTTGATTAATCAAGACAAGTCAATTAAAGGCGGAAGATTTACCGATTTATTCGCAACTAATAACTTTGAAAATCGCAAGTGGGAATTGTTTTTAAATACAAACGAAACAGCTACACTTGACACAGCGGCACGTATGATTGGCACAGGAAGAATATCTGGAGAAGTGGACTATGATCGTAATAATATTGTTTTATCATTATTAGACAACAGCACAAAGTTTCATAAAAGACTGCCAACAGCAACAGTTGCAGAATCAACATATAGTGGAGTAAAGATTAAAAATGCCGGAAAACCTATACCAATGGCATTTGGCGATTTTCATGCTAAAACAGATATTGGAACTATTCCAACAGGTCACTTTGATAGATTACAAAATTTTTATAAAGGAGCATTTCCCGCAATTATTGTAGATGAATGGGATGTGCAAGGACAAGAATCAAAAGCATTAGCAGATAATGAAGCAATACACACATTAGATGCGGAGAATATTTATACCTATATAGATGGTTTCTATGCAACACTTACAAACGCTAATAACGCAGTAAGCCTTCCAACTTCTGGAACATATAATGGTAAATCATTGATTGATTTTAGAGGCAAAGAGGCATCTGTATATCTTCCATTAAGCACGTCTAATTTAGCAGCAGAATCAGTAACAGGAAGCGGATCAGTAGCTAACGAGGAAAGAGTTGGAGATGGTTCTTTTTCGGCAGTCGCACAATGGTTAGCAAACGGAGCAACAACAAACAATTCTGTTACAAATTTAACTTTTGCATTTCCAAAGATTAATAAATTAGGTACATACTCTGGCGTAAATTTATTAACAAAATGGGGAACTGTTACAGATTTCACAGCAGAAGGTGCAAGTGGTAATTTTACAATTACAGTTGGCTCAACAGGGATTGCAGAAACTAACGCTGTCACAAACGCAGAAACGGAACGAGATGCATCAAGCTATTTCACATCAGCAAAAAGAGATGCGTGGGATTTTGAAGGCTCTATTGTTTACACATTGAATGCGGGAAGCGGTGACAATGATAATGCTGCACAAATATATGAATCTGGTTTACGAGTTGATTTTACATTAGATGACATTATTGAATACCAAGAAGAAGAAATATTTGAAGGTTACAGGTATGCTCAAAGGATGCGAAACGACAACGAAAGAGTTGGTTATGAAGGTTATCAAGAATTTTATACGTATGTAATACAACCTTCTATTGTGGTTCCCGCAAAAATTGATTATGTATATTATTCTGGTAAAGGTAGAAAGTATGGTGCTTGGATTGATACGATAAATTCAAACGCAAGAAATTCTGAAAATGGTGGTTCTGCTGATCCCGGTTATGCTGCAAATGATTTGATTGAAAATCCTATTTATATTATAGAAAGCGTTTTGCGTGACGAATTAGGACTTGATTCATCAACAACAGGGATTGAAATAGATGTCGAAACTTTTGATGCTTCCGGTAATACGACTGACGGAAATTTAGGTTCGGTATATGTTGATGCAGTTGCAGACGTTAAGTTTGCTTTTTCACAATTTAAATTTATTGATTCACAAGATTTTGTCAATAAACTTGCAAAACTAACTTTTTCATACGTGTTTATGAGTGGTGACGGAAAGTTTAAAATCAAAACATTAAGAGCATCTGGCGATTATTCGTCTGTTGACGCAACAATTAATTTTAATGATATTAATTTAACCAAAGTTTCAAAGACTGCGTTAAGCCTCGTTAAGAATAAAATTGTTTTTAAATACAATTATGATTATGGAGCAAAGCAAACATTATCGGAAACAACATCGAGCGACTCAACCTCTCAAGGCTCAACAGTTAATGGTTTTAACCAACCCGCTACAATTGAAATTCTTGCAAGTCAAATAATAGATGACACAACAGCAACAAAGTTAGCTTCTGCATATAAAGATTTAATGAAAAGTAGAAAAAACATTTTAAGATTTTCAACAAACAGCCCAAAATATAATCATCTTGAAATTGGTGATATTGTAAACTTTACAAACTTTACAAATCCAAAGATTTATGGCACAGAGGTCAATGATGGAAGCACAAACAAATTTTATATAATAACAGATATAAGTAAATCAATTACGTCAGCCGATATTGAATGTATTCAAGTTGGCGATGTAGATGTTTAAGGAATTTTAAATGGCAAATATGAACATAGGCACACCAAGATTTTATCCCGACTTACTTAATTATTTAATGAGTAGAGGTGTAGCACAAAACGGAAACTTTGACGTAACCGCAACAAACGCATCTAATAAGTTTATGGGAACTTTTACAACAGGATCAGAAGCAGAACTTTTTGATATGAATCCATTAAACAAATGTACGTTTGATACAAGTGCAGACACAGATGGACACGTTTTAATTACAATTGATACACAAAGTACCACATTTAAAAAGTCATATATTGCAATATTAAATCATAATTTAGTTTCATCTGTTGGTAAAATAAGAGTATTTGCCGGAAACGAATCATCTGATATAACTGCGTTAAATGGTGGCAATGCAGACACAGCAGATATCGCTTGGGCAAACGACACTATGGTCGAGGTTGTAAATGGAGATACAACAACCGCTGCCGCAGATGATAAAGATGTTGTAATTGAACCGGCAACCGATGGAAGCACCATAATACGTTTTGCTGAAAATACATTAAGGTATTGGGCAATACAATTTGAAGGCAACACAACAAATACAGGCGTAGCAGAAAACGGAACGTGGGGCAGTACAGATTTCTTTGTTGGTTCAATAATGATTGGTGAATACTTTGATATGCCTCATGCACCAGATTTAGAACTGACCAGAATGATTTCATATAATAGATTAAACGATTTACAAGAATCACATGGTGGGCAAAGATTTAGCAATTTAAAGTCGTTTGGTAGAACAGCAACAAGCACGTCTAAATCGCCGTTTACAACCGCATCTAATGGATATGATATGTATGGTGGACGTATAATATATGATATGTCTTTTAGCTTTTTAAATAACACAGAAATTATGCCAGATGAATACGATATTCTTGCAGCAGATGATAATTTTGTATCTGATGTCTGGAATATGACAAACGGAAATCATTTGCCTTTTATCTTTTCAATTGATAAAGATTCCGAAGGCGATAACGCAGAGAGTGAGCATATATTTGGACGATTTGCTAACAACTCATTAGATATGACACAAGTCGCACCCGAGATTTATAACATCAAATTAACAGTAGAAGAAGAATTTTAATGAAGCATATACATATACGAATATCTGTGCCTTTTCTTAAGGTTTTAACAATAGGATTAATTGTGTTGGCTTTTAGTTTGTCTGCTTGTGAAGATATACGGGTTGGCAAATCAAGGGCAGAACTTGCACAAGAACAATGGCGAACTGATAGCTTAATAAAAACAATTCATTACCAGATGGATTCTGTGGCGATGGACTTTAATAGATTATATATA